CCTGGGACGTACTACTACTTCCTGCCTAGCTTCGCTCAAGCCAAGCGCGTCATATGGGATGGGATGACCAACGATGGGAAGAAGATGCTAGACTTCATTCCGAAGCAAATCATCGATGGAAACCCGAACAATACGGAAATGAAGATATGGATCAATGGTGCTAAAGGTCACAGTCTGATTCAGTTGATTGGCGCCGATTCCTATGACGCAATTATGGGGACGAATCCTCGCGGTGTTGTTTTTAGCGAGTGGTCTTTGATGGACCCTATGGCTTACGATTTCATCAAGCCGATTCTCGCAGCTAATGGTGGCTGGTGTGCATTCATCTATACTCCTCGGGGAAAGAATCATGGTTGGGAGCTGGCAGAGATTGCTAGACGCAATCCGGATGAATGGTTTTTTCAGGTTGTAACGGTGCGAGACAGTGGTGTTCTTTCGGAGGAACAGATCGAATCCGAGAGAAGAAAGGGAATGCCGGAAGATATGATCCAGCAGGAATTTTATTGCAACTTTAACAGAGGACAAGAAGGAAGCTATTATGGTAGGCAAATGGAACAGCTTCGTAAGAAAGGGCAAATCTGCTCTGTACCATATGACCCTTCTGTTCCTGTTCGGACTTATTGGGACCTCGGTATTGGCGATAGTACTGCTATCTGGTTTGCTCAATTTGTTGCCAAAGAAATCCATCTAATCAATTACTATGAAAATTCAGGTGAAGGATTAGCTCACTATGCACGCATTCTGGATGATTTCCGTCGCGAAACTGGATGTGTGTACGACCTTCATGTTGCGCCACATGACATTCAAGCTCGGGAACTAACGTCAGGGAAAACAAGGCTCGAAGCAGCTCGCCAGCTTGGCTTGCACTTCCGCGTTGCTCCGCGATTGTCCATTGAATCTGGAATAGAAGCTGTTCGAATGATTCTACCAAGGTGTTGGTTGGATGATAAGAAGTGCGAACAGGGCGTGAAGTGTTTGGAGAACTACCGGAAGCAGTACAATGAGAAGTTTCGGGTTTATGGAGATAAACCGTTTCACGATTACACGTCGCACGGGGCTGATGCGTTTCGCATGTTGGCATTAACAGAATCTTCGTTTCTTCCTGAGTCTGGTGTGAATGATTATCAGTATGATTGGATGAAGAATACATGGGGGTGGAAAGTTTAGCAAAGAGCATTTGTATTAGTTCTGCGTTATTCATTGAAAGAGCTCCTTTTGCATTTCATCTTAAAAACCCATGCTTCTTTTGTCAACACCACCAATCGCATCGATTATAATATTTTCAGCTGCAAATAACCTACTAATAGTACGTTGCGAATAAATTTGCTTGAAATCTTCATAAGAAAAGTTACTAGTGATAATAGTTGGTTTGCAATGTCGATACCTATAATCTACGAATGAATAGAATACTTCACTGCGCCATTCTATGTTTCGTTGCAAGTGTCTAATGTCAATTCCGCTACCCACGTCGTCTAACACGATTAAATCGTCGTCTATGAGGTTTTCTAGCTCCTTGGTGTAATCCCCCTTCTTTTGTGAGATACGCTCTCTAAGGAGCTGCAATAGGCCTTCTTCGCGGTAAAATCGATACGAGGAGAAATTCGCCAATGCCCAACTGGTAATTGCTGCGCAAAGGTACGTTTTTCCAATGCCAGGACTTCCATGGTAGATTAGAAAATTCTTCGGTTGCATCATGAATTTGGAAATCTTGGTGCATACCTCGGGTAGAAATTTGCTTGATCCAACATCTGCTTCAACGAAACGAGCTCCGAAGTGTCTGAGTTTGAATTGTCTGGCTTGGTTTCGGAAATGTTGTTCCCAATTGGGGTTGGAGGAGGTGGAGTGTATCTTTTGAGGTTTAGACTCTTTTGACGACTCAGGATGTCCTGCTTGGTCTTGCATGATTTTGCCTTAAATTCATTGGTGATTGTTCTTATGCGCCAGTTGTTTACGGTTCCAGAGCAAAAGCGGAAGAGATTGCTAATAGGCTTTGGGTATTTTTCCACGGTTGTGAAGAGGCGATCAATTTCATCTTGTGTCCAGTCGAGTCTATTGTTTTTGGCCATTGTGCGTAAGTCGCTTTTGTCCACCAAGAATTTTGTTCCATTTGTATGATTTTTTTCTATTTTTTTTTCAACCGGAGGCGCAGCCGAGGGGACAGGCGGAGCCGCTTCAGGCGGCGGAGTGACAGAAACAATAACATTTGATATTTCTTCTTTTGTTGTTTCTTTACCGTGTTCGCTATCGGGAGTATGATTATTGGGACTCCGAGAATACTTTTTAAAACGAGGGGTGCTTGCTATATAGTAACGTGTTCTTTTTAAGTTATTTACAAGGTAGTTTTCCCTGCGCATGTATCCCGATTCCAAAGCTTCGTTAATTACCTTGTAAACTTTGTTTCTTCCCATGTGGGGAGCGACGTGTCTGATAATCTGTGCGACTTTGATTGTCCAGCCTTTTGCGTTTGATAAGAGGTAGCTAATCAACCACCTACATTCCGGCGATATGGATTCATCGCGAAGTAGCGCATTTGGGATGACACTGAATGGATTTTGTTCGTCGTGATCTTCTTGAATTGTAGCTTCGTCTGTCATTTTTACTCCTATGTGAGATTTTGTTACTTGCGTTTAAATCTCCATAAGAAGTAAGATGGCTATACATCTGTGTGTTTGTTTACTTCTTACGTGATAAACACTTGGCTCACTTGTCTCACAACAAGTGGGCTTTTTTTATTTTCCGTGATGCTAGCTTTTTTTCACTTAACTTGTCAAAAAGTAATTCCCGCTGCAATTTTTCTTGCTATAAATTTCAAAAAACATTTAACTGCGCATTAATTAACTGATTTTATTATCAGACCATATCAGGGAATTGAATGCCAACAGACTACGACATAGTTTCTGATTTCACGCAGGACTATAACCGTGCTTACATGTTGTTAAATACCTATTATGCTGAAGCGTATCGTGATGTAGGCTTCTATTTAGGCAATCAATGGAGCTTAGAGCAGCTCAAATACCTTAACGAAGAAAGACGTAACAGCTTCACATTCAATAAGTCGCGCAAGACCATCAATATGGTTTCGGGATATCTAAGCGCAACTCAAATGCAGCCTATGGTTGTGAGCCGGGAAAATTCGAATCCTCAAACGGCGGAACAATTGACGGAACTGCTTCATACACAGATGGCTCCGAATGGTTACAAAGCGCAGAATCGTGCAAAGCATAACAGTTTAGTCTCAGGTGTTGCTTGGCTTTCTCCATGGATTGATTACCGGCATGATTATGTGAATGGCCAAGTGAAATTTCATTTGGATAACTGGAATGACGTGATCTGGGACCCATTCAGTACTCGTATGGATTTGGAGGACTGTACCTTTGTTGCTAGGCGTAAGTACCTTAGCAAGGATGTCATCAAATCATTGGTTCCTGGCTGCGAAAGAGAAGTCGATGCGATGGGGTATGGTAACCGCGACGAGAAATTCACCTACGAACCATACGCGCGGCAATGGGGATTGCAGGAGCTTCTTGCGTATAACGAATATTGGAAGCAGCGATACAAAAAGGGCTGGCTCTTAGTGGATAAAAACACAGGAGCGCAGAAGCCATGGAAGGGAAATCGCGCGCGATTGGAAATGATGGAGCAGATGTTCCCGAATCTTGCGGTGATTGAAGGTTACTACAGAACAGTTGAGTATAACATCATCGTAGAGAATCGCTTGCTTTACAGCGGTGAAGATCCGTGGGGAATTGGGGAGTATCCTTTTGTTCCGTATTACTGCGTGTTTGACCCATCATATGATCTCTTTCAATGGAAGATACAAGGGCTTCAGAGGCTGCTTCGTGATTCGCAGGAAGAATATAACATGCGTAAATCCAAGCTGTTAGATATCGTCGATTCACAGATTGGCTCTGGATGGAAAGCAAAATCCAATGCGGTATCGAATCCGAAGGCTTTATTTCAGACAGGACAAGGGAAGGTCATCTTCTTCAATCCTGGCTTTGAGTTGGAAGATGCGCAGCGGATTGATCCCCCTTCAATTCCGGAGAGTCTCTTTCAATTGCAGGAATCCTTCGATGCTGACATCAAGGACTTTGTGGATCTGGGATTGCTGGCTGCTGATCAAACGGACCGCATGAGTGCGATGTTGTTTAAGATGAAAGAATCCATGGGGGCAATGCAGCTAGGCCCTATCATTGAGAACTTTAAAGAAGCTGATTACTTGCTAAGCAAGAAGGTGTTGAAGATGATTCAGAAGTTCACGCCTGAAAAGGTAGAGCGGCTGATCAAGCAAGAACCGACGCCGGAATTCTACAATGGTACTTTCTTGGAATACGACATTGACTTCACTTCGATTCCGATGACTGACTACCAGAAACAGACTGCGTTTATGCAGGCATACACAATGAAGATGGGTGGAGTTCAGGTGCCAGATGAGCTTCTTTGGGAGCTTTCTCCATATCCGATTAGCAAGAAGGGAATGGAATTGGTGCGTCAACAACACGAAACGCAACAAGCAGCACAGCAGCAAGAGATTGAGGATAAGCAGCAAGTCAATGAATTGCTCAAAGCAAAAGCATTCAGTGACATATCACTTGGTCAAGAGCGGCTTAGTAAGATCAAGTATGATGCCGCGTTGTCGGAGGAAAGGCTAGCTGCTGCACAGGAAGAAAGATCGAGAAGCGTATTGAATGATATCAAAGCCATGAAAGAGATAGAAGCAGTGGAGATGGATAACGCTGAGAAGCTGCTTAATATGGTGCGTGGGATTGAAGAGGAGAATCGGTTGGCGGCAGCGGAAACGGTAGTGCCACAACCTGCGGTGACGGAATGAAATGGAATGATGCGGAGCTGAAGAAGCCGAGATTAAAGAAGCATTACGAGTTGTGTTTGTTAGACTTAGGGAACAAAGTAGTTAGCGGTTGGTGGAACGGCTACAAATGGGATGGAAGGAAGTACAAAGGGGAACCTGTGCTTCGATGGAGACATACTACCGTGGATGAAATCATGAATGGTGTGAAATGAACAATGATGGATGGGGACAAGTCGGCGCGGGTCAGGATGATCGACGATTGCAGGGTAAAGACTTGCAACATTACGTGCAGACTGCAGATGAAAATCCCGCGGGAATTGTGAGATTAGTACACGCAAATGCGCAATGTGGTGGGCCAATGAAAGAAGCGCTAGATGCGGAGATGGGGAGACATAAAGAAGCTAAACAGATGCGTTTAAAGCATTTGGAAGATCATTACAAGAGGTAGAGATGGGACCATTCGATTCATATCAGCTAGAAGAGTTTGAGCCAAGCTGGGCATCGCAACTGGATGTCGTAGGGATGCAGCCTCATTCGCGTGAGTATTTAGAGCATCAGATGAATAACAAGAGAAGCTATCGCAAGTTTATGCAGGTAGATGGGCAGATGATTGACCATACAGATGGGATTCAATTCTCGGGGACTCCATGACAGCTAGCATGTTTCAGGGAGAAGGAGGATACATGAGCACTGTAGGGGAAAAGATGAAGACGCGATTGCCAGGTCCTATTGCTGCATTGAAGCAAGGATCTAATGGTCCTACGATGAGTGATTTACAGTTCATGCAGAGCAATGAAAGAAAGCAGCATGAAGATACATATCGATATGAACATGGACACAACGATGGAAGTGCACCACTTGGAGAAGCATCATTCTGATTCAGTTAAACCCTCCTATTCCGATGATTACTCCGAAGGGAAAGGGATATGCTAATTTCCTTATTGATAGGGGCATGGATTTTGATAATGAGTGGGTTGTGTTCCTTAACAATGGTGAGATCTGGTCGTTTTTGAATGGTGAAGTTCGAGTCGAAGAGAATTATACATATGGAAGAAAGAAGCAATGAAGGGGAATGCTCCGTTAAACACATTGAAGCCTCAACCGGGACAGAGCAACAGCTACAATCCGAAATTCCATCCACTTCCGGGAGAATGGGCGAAACAGCAGATGAATGGAAACGCATACGAATTAAGCCAATCATCACAAATGAAGCATGGATCAAAAATCTCCTCGCAAACAGAAATACAAAAAGCATTGCAGGCTGAAGAAGCCCAGCATCGCTACTGGGAAGAATGGCAGGGAGTTACGCCAGGAAAAGCAGTGTATGAGAATCCGCGGGAGTTGCAGAATACTTTGCTTCCAAGCGCAAAATACGGAACGGAAGGAAGAGGCTACGGATGAAGAAGAAAACCGCGTTGGAAAAAGCTCGCAGTCAGATGAAGAAAGCTGATCATGCGAATACTCCTCTGGCAATTAAGAGGAAATTAAAAAAGCCAAGTCAAAAACCGTAACCCAACGGAGACCTGGCACATATGAATCTAACAAATAGGAGCATTTTATGAAAGAGAATCCTTCAGGTCATCAAGCCGGATTCGAAAGCATGGAGCACTACAATACACGTGAGCCGATGGTAAGTCATCAGAGCGAGACTACACCTAAGTCGGTTGCGGAAGATTGGCAGGCTGGTGTTTTTGATATGAAGGTTGAAGCTATGGATGAAGCTTATGGTCTTGCTGGAAAGCGCGGGACAGAAATGGAGTTCCGTAAAGCGCATGCACAATTCAGAGAGTATCCATGGGCATAAGATATCGAATGGGATATAGGCTACCCCCGAAACAATGAACCCATGTGAATAGGTATTTGATAGGCTTACTAGGGGCGCCGATTCACACCGAAATATGAAAGGAATAAATGGAAACGACGTTAATAGGCCAGAAGCGCCACTCCGGAATGCAGGAGATGGGCGAAACACGGGAACCAATGGCAAGCGATTGTTGGGCAGATGCTCAGCGATTAGCAGATCTCTACGCTAAAAAGATGGGTAGGGACTTTTGGGTGCTCTATGCAGCGAAGCCTCATGTGAAGCAGCCAAATGCTGTAGTAGCAGGATGGGAAGTGATTGCAAAGCGGCCACCTCGCGCTATGGTTGGTGTTCTGGTGTTTAAATGGTCCCATGCGGATCAAAGACTTGAAGTAGAGCCGGATTTGTGCCTGCCATTCGATGTTCCAATCTCCGAAGCGGAAATGTCGAAGAGCAGCAAGGATTATGTGCCTACACTTGAAAATGCAGCTAAGAAGTCGCAATCGATTCTCTTGGCGTAAGGTTTCCGAAAAAATTTGCTCCAATTGACAAGTTTTTTCTTAAACGGACGTGAACCCGATCTGTCGTCGAGATCAAAGGAAACAGAATGGATGAATTAGATATGTC